GGTGCCGATATGTCTGAAGAAGAAAGAAAGCAATCAACTGAGACAGTAGTGGCAGCGGTAATCGTGGGACAGATAGCAACACAGTCAGCAGTCGCAGCAGCAGCATCCGCTGCAGCAGCCTCATCCACGTATAGGAGAAAACCATAATGAAGAAGATACTTTCAGATTTCCTTAATCAGGCTTGGACCTTGTTAGGGATGTTTGTTGCTTGGGTCGTATTAGATGGCTCGGCAAAGACGGTAGTCGGCTATGCCATTGGTGTAACAACTCTTATCTGGGTAGTTACATACAGGGCACGTAACCCAAAGGATGAAGATGGAAACATTTAAAAATGTAATGATGAGAATTGGTGCAGTTATTGCAGCAGAAGCACTAGGAGTTATTGGTGCTGGTTCTCTTGTAGGTATTGAAGTATGGCAAGCAGCAGTTCTTGCTGGTGCTTTAGGTGCAGCACGAGTCCTTGAAGCCCTTGCTCGCTTCTTCTTAAACGATGGCTCATTAACTGCAGACGAAATCAATGCAGCATTTGCAAAGGTTGATAAGAAGGCAGCAGAATAATGGGACAACGTGCAGACTTTATCGCAGTAGCACAAGGTGAACTTGGTGTTATTGAAGGACCAAAAGATAACGAAACAAAGTACGGTCTATTTTCAAAGGCTAACTACCAACCTTGGTGTGGGTCATTTGTAATGTGGTGTGCTAATGAAGTTGGTTTGAAGATTCCTAACTGTGTGTATACACCAGGCGGAGCCTCAGCCTTTATGAAAAAGAACCAATGGGAAAAGGCTAGTGATACTGCTCAGCCACTTCCAGGTGACATAGTGTTCTTTGACTTTCCTAATGATGGTGTAGATAGAATCTCACATATTGGGATTGTAGTCAAGGATAACGGAGATGGTACCGTGACTTGTATTGAGGGCAACACTGCTCCAGACAAGAAGGGCGACCAACGCAACGGAGGGCAAGTATGCCTGAAGGTGCGTGCATTCAAGAAGAAGAATGGTTCTAAATTGAGAAAGTCTCAGGTCGTTACCGTAGTTGGTTTCGGCAAGCCAGTCTTTAAATCTTAAGGAGAAAACAATGAAGGCAAAACTAATCGCAATTGCTAGCACATACTTCCGTGCAGCATTCGCAGCAGTGACAGCACTCTACCTAGCAGGAGAGACAGACCCAAAGGCTCTGGCTCTAGCATTCGTAGCAGCGTTCGCTGGTCCAGTACTGAAGGCTTTGGATTCCAATAGCCCTGAGTTCGGACGCGGTTCAAAGTAACCTAGAGTACCGATTTAAAGCCTTCTGAGGCTTATTTCAGACCAGAAGACCCCTGAGTGGTAGAGCAATCTACTCCTTGGGGGTCTTTTTGTCATTTCTTCTTAAGCCATAACTGGTAATCATCTGACAATAATTCGTACTCGCCAGTATATTTGGCAAGAAATCTATCAATGGCTGGCTTAGGTGTGAGTTCAGGAGATAAGTCTTTACCCCATAGGTAGTCATCAAAGGCAAGGATGCCACCAGACTTAAGTAGTTTCCACGCATTGTCTGCATCTTTGGCTACCTGATGGGATGTGTGGTCGCCATCTATGTAGATAAAATCAAACTTGATTTCATTCTTTCCAGCAAAGTATTCATCGCTAGTCATACGTAATCGTACTGTTGATTTCAGCGTAGCAATACGCTCTTCGTAGAACTCAAAGACCTTATCAAAGTTTAATGGCTCGTGTTCCACCTCATCAGACCCAGCCCAGGTATCAACGTCATAGAGCCACGAGGTTCTATCAGTCAAGATATTCTCACATAGCCACATACTGGCATCGCCAGTGAAGACACCTATCTGCAGGAACTTAAGGTCAGGCTGCCCTGCTAGGTGGAGTAGGTGATTCTCAAAGTTGTACTGCTGCCCAACAAACCAGTTTGGGTATTCAGGTGTGTCGCTCAATTTGCATCCTCCGTCTAGTGTGCTATTATTGTAGCACCCGAAAGGGTGGGGGCGAAACCTCAATGACGGTTTAACCGCAGGGAGTCGCAACCTTACCAACATTATTTTTAAATAGTGGGGGTAAGGGGGCATTTCCTAAATCAAGTTTCCCGCAGGGGGACTTGATATATAATTAAATATAGATAATAGATTTATATAGTTCTCCTGTGTTAGAGTACTCTCCTGTCCTCCGCAGGAGGACTATATAAAATAACTTAGACGGGGGAAAAGTATGTTCAGTAAAAAATACTATGAAGTATTAGAAAGTCATTTAGAAAATTTAAATGATGCAATCTATCTGCTATCAGAAGAAGTTAAAACAATTCGTGAAGAAGTAGATTACTTGCTAGAAGTTTTAGATAATGATTAAACTGGATGAGTATGAACTTCCAGAACATATATCTTATTCAGCATTTACAACTTACTTAACGTGTGGGTATCAGTACTACTTAGGTAGATTACTCAAGGTACCTGAAGAGCCAAGCATCTGGTCCGCTGGCGGACGAGCATTCCACTCCGCAGCAGAAATGTGGGACATAGAAAATGGGTAATGCTTACTGGGATTTAGCGTGGCTTAAAGAAACTAAAGACCTTGACTTAAGTAAGGCTCGCGTTGCGGGTCGTGCTACCAAGGCTAATCCTGACAGAGAAGACGCTGTATGGTGGGATACACAAGGTTCCATTTGGGTAGACAACTACATCAAGTGGCGCAAGAATAATCCTGATTGGAAAATCTGGACAACTCCTCAAGGGGTTAAGGCTATTGAATTAGAACTTAATCCTGAAATTGCTGGTGTGCCTGTGAAGATGTTTATTGACAGAGTGTTTGAGGTTAATGGACAACTTGTGATTGTTGACCTCAAAACTTCATCTCGCAGACCAGTGTCCGACCTTCAACTTGGTTTCTACAAAGTAGGAATTGAAATGATGCTTGGAGTAAAAGTCAATCTAGGCAACTACTGGATGTCTCGTGAATCGGGGACAGGAGAGATGATTGACCTGAGTAGATATACACAGGACACACTTGAATACTTTGTTGATGGCTTTGACAAAGCACGCAAGGCTGGTATATTTCTACCGAACCTACAATCGTGCAGTTACTGCGGACTCGCAGCACACTGCCAATTCACAAAAGGAAAATAAATGACAGTAGAAAACTGGAAGTTACAGGTATCTATTAAGACTCCCGTTGGTGACTTAATTAATATCCGTGCTAATACAGCAGACGAGTTATCAGTATTGCTAGAAGGCATCTCTGATTTCTCTACACAAATTGCAGCGACACAGAAGATGGTGTCAGGTGCATACAACGCAAGCCCTTTGGGGACCACTGGTTCAACAGTAGAATCGCAGCCCGCTCCTACTTACTCAACCGCCCAGACTCAGCCTCCGTCCGCTGGGGCGGGAGGGATGTCAACTCCAACTTGTATTCACGGAGCACGAATCTTCCGTTCGGGGACAAGCAAGACAACAGGGAAACCTTACGCGTTCTGGGCTTGCCCAACACCGCAGGGGACACCCGACCAATGCAAGCCAGCGAACTAATACAACAGACGCTGATGTAAGAATTGGTTGAGAGGTAGTTATTCAGGGGAAGGTGGCTACCTCTCTTCCAACTTAAGACAGGAGTGGAAATGAAAACACTAGAAGACTCAATAGAATTACTTAATCAAAAAGTTTATGAACTTCTGCAAGAAGACGCTGTTGGTAATATAAAAGAAATTAAAGAACTCAGTCGTGTTATCCAGCGCATTAAGCGTGCACGATGAGAACACTTGTACGCAGTGTAGGTAGAGCAGACATCGGTGGAGAACCGTTGCCCTCTGTTTTTCGTGCATTTGAAAGCAATAAAATAATCTTTCGCAGAGCAGAAGTATCTATGCTTGCTGGTACTCCAGGTGTGGGAAAGTCCACTCTAGCACTGGCTTTAGCCCTTAATATGAAAGTGCCTAGTCTTTATATTTCTGCAGATACCAACGCACACACTATGGCTATGCGCCTTGCATCAATGATTAGTGGTAAGAATCAAACTGATGTTGAGAAATTAATGGATACAGATACTGGTTGGACTAAAGCAATCCTCGCTAAAGGCAATCACGTTGTCTGGTCATTTGAATCTTCACCTACATTACAAGATATAGATGAAGAGGTTCAAGCCTTTGAAGAACTATGGGGTTGTCCACCCGTAGCAATCTTTGTTGATAACTTAATGGACATAGCCACTGATGGTGGAGAAGAGTTCGCATCTATGCGTGCCATTATGAAGGAGTTGAAGTATCTTGCTCGTGCTACTAACGCTGGAATCATTGTTCTGCATCATACTTCTGAGGCAGTCCCTGGAAATCCTTGCCAACCTCGTTCTGCCCTCCAAGGTAAGGTGGCTCAACTTCCTGCTCTCATTTGCACTCTTGGTGTCGTTGGCACTTCAATGGCTGTGGCTCCTGTAAAAAATAGATACGGGCGTGCCGATGCCAACGCTAACTTAACTTGTTGGCTATCATTTAACCCTGAGTTTATGTTTATGTCCGATATACCAGAGAACGGTGGATGATGTGATTAGAATTAAATTTGCAGACCGTGGTAAAAGCCACGATTTTTGGGAATCTTTTAAGGAAATGTTTTATATAGGTTTTTATAAATGGGATGATGCAGATTATGGATTCTCCATTGTTCTATTTTCTTACGGATTTAATTGGTTGATTTATAAAAACAAAGAAAGTCTTTTTGAACATCAACAAAGACAACACGATTACAGTGCTAGATACTTAATGTGGGAACATAAAAATAGTATTGAGATGGGAAACTAAAATGTTAAGAGAAGAAGAAGATGATATGACGCAAGAAATGCGTCAGTTAATTATGCTTGAAGCCAAGATGGAAGTTGATAAGTACATCGCTAAGATTGAAGCAGCACGTATACCAGTGACTGATGACTGGACTGATGGTGTTAACAATGGTCTTGAGTGGGCTGTTCGTATCTTGCGTAAGGATAAGAGTGCATCTTAGGTGCCATCACAAAGCAGGAAACACAGAGGGTACAGAAGTCAGAAAGTCTTGGCTCTTTACTTAGCAGAGAATGGATTTCCATTTGCTGAATCTACAGGCGCAGGGCGCAGTGGTTCCGATGTTACTGGTACAGTTGGTATTGACTGGGAAGTAAAAGCAAGAACAGGTTTTAATCCTGCTGCTGCTATTGCGCAACTAAAAGATAGAAAGAAAGATGACCTCGGCATTGTTGTCTTAAGACTTAATGGACAAGGTGAGAAGTCAGTAGGAGATTGGGTTTCATTAATGAGAACAGAAGACTTGGTGTGGTTACTAAGGGAAGCAGGATATGGTGATAAACATTGACAATGACTTACCAAGTATCAGAGAAGTTCTTCTCCACTACGGAGCAAACCTACGACAAGGACACGGGCAAGTTAACCTCAAGTGCCCTTTCCACAGTGACACGCACCAATCAGGAAGTGCAAATCTTGACGATAACATCTTCATCTGTTTTGCCTGTGGCGTGCAAGGTAACAGTTTACAAATTATCTCACAGCGTGAAGGAGTAAATATCCGTGAAGCAAAACGCATCGCAGAAGGATTTGCTGGACAAAGCAACAACCAAGTACGCGGGAAGCATCTTTCAGGCGGAAGACTACCTAAAAAGCAGAGGTATTCCTCTGGAGATAGCACGTCTGGCATCATTAGGCGTAGTCGCGAAGCCTGAAGTTGGACACGAAGCGTTTCACGGCAGACTTTCTATTCCATACATTACTAAAACTGGTGTAGTTGATTTAAGATTTCGTTCCCTTAACCCTGCAGTTGAACCTAAGTATATGGGTATGACTGGTGCTGAAACTAAAATGTATAACGTACTAGATGTGGAGCGTGCTGGTGATTTCATTGGAGTATGTGAAGGAGAGATTGACACACTTACTATCTCTCGCTGTGTTGGAATTCCCTGCGTTGGAGTACCTGGGGCTAACAGTTGGAAAAAGCACTACACACGATTGCTTGCAGACTTTGAAAGAGTGTTCGTCTTTGCTGACGGAGACCAGCCAGGGACGGAATTCGCCAGGAGTCTTGCTAGAGAACTGCCAGTTACTATCATACAACTACCTGACGGACAAGATGTTAATTCAATGTACGTGCAAGAAGGTGCTTCCTATTTCCATAACAAGATGGACTTGAATTGATGGATGATGAGCACGAAGAGATAGTCAATCACTGCCACGAATGTGGCGAAGACTTTGATGATTCTTTTCAATTGATAGACCATACGTTAGAAGACGAAGAAGAGTTTGACCCGTATCTGATACTGCCCAATGGGTATAAGTTAATGCTTGGTTCACTGCTTAGGTTCCTATTCAGCCACTCTGATAGCCCTGAACAAATCAGACATATAACCCAATCTACTTATGTTACACTATTCGCATCCGAGAATGGTTATGATTTGGTAGATGAACTCATTGAAGATATGGTAGTGAAATCAGCACTGCAAAGATTTGATGAGGAACTAGACATACTATTATCGGAGAATAAAGATGACGAACAGGATGGTGCGTGAAGAAGTATGGCAGATTACAGAGCACTTGGTCAACCAAGGTTTCAAGATAACACAGATGGTAACGATGGAATCCAATCTCATACTAACGGTATCAGTCCCGCTATTAAGTTTGAGTCAGACGTCAGAAACATAATGATTGAACTTGGAGATTTACTTATCTCTAAGCATAAGGACTACGGTCCAAAGAATATTTCCCAATCCCCTGGTGGTCCACTTAATGGACTGCGTGTTCGTATGCACGACAAGACAGCCCGTATCAACAACTTAGTTGACAAGGGATTAACAGCAGAGCACGAACCACTGGAAGATTCATTCAAAGACTTAGCGAACTACGGTGTGATTGCTCTGCTTGTACTGAGAGGCAAATGGGATACGGCGTGAGAGAAGCAGAGTTGTTCTTATGGCTTAAGACAGAGATGCCTGACCTTGAACACTCCCCTAACGAGTTTGATGGCTTTGATTGTGCAACACAGCAGTATGGTATGTTTATAGAACTGAAGTCCCGCAACACTCACTATGATACTTTGCTCCTTGAAAGGAAGAAATATGATTTTCTTACAGCAACTGCTACTGCTTTGGGACTGCGTCCTTATTACATTAACTCAACTCCTGATGGCGTGTGGCGTTTCTCTTTAGATGAATTAACTGACATTGTATGGGAAGAGAAGTGGCTACCAGTTACTACTGAGTTCCTTAACATGTCTAAGGTAATGAAAGAGGTTACGTTTCTTCATACTGAT